TCAACCAAGATACGTCTTTTATCTAATCCTAGAACATATCCTCTCTCACTAACCTTCTTAACCGCTGTAAGTAATTCTTTAAGACCCGGAATTGCATCAACATATGCCTTTCTAATCTCTCTGCCCTTCTTGGCAGCTGCACCTTCTGGTAGTTGTTTATCATAGCTATGGCCTAACTTGGCATCTCCCGCTCCATAGATAAAAGCGTAGCTGAGATTTTTCACGATCTTCCTTGAGACAGGGACCTCAGGAGTCGTCATACGGTCAGCGTTCTGCTGATGTATGTCTCCGTTGACAACTACATCGGCAAAAGCATTGTCATCATAAGTTGAGAGGAAATGCCCAAGTGCCCTCAATTCCAGGCCTTCAAGATCACATCCAACCATCATATGTCCTGGATGAGGTATAAATAGTCGGCGTGCCCAAGGTGCACTCACGACCTGGCCGAGATTCGGACCCCGGTGAACATTTCTAGAAGTTTGTGTCGCTAATACGCAGCTGTGGTGGATACATCCGTCCTCTTCAATAGAGTTAAACCAGCTATTAGCACCTTCACTTAGCTGACCCATCCATTTCTGGAGAGTAAGCATACGAATGAAAATTTCGCATTCATCATGTAGCTGCTGGTTATCTTGCGATAACGCAATGTCGCGTATTTCAGCAAGTGTAGCTTCATCAACCTTTGGCTTACCTGTTTCAGTTACTTTAGTAAATCGAGCACCTCTAAACGTGGTCAACGCCCACGCGATATGTTGCCTGCTTGTTGGATTAAAATCAAGCAACTTGGTCATCGGCGCACCAGAGTGATAGCCCTTACGTTTATCAGTTCTCTTAGGTGTGAAAACCTTACCTGGGTAATATAGGAAGCGGCTACAGATAGTTTCTTTAAGTTTGTTAAACTCCTCTGCTAATTCAGTGCGAACATCTACAGCAGCATCCATATTAAATCTGAAACCGCTGGCTTCTTGTTGAGCCATTAGTTCCGCCATCCTCATTTCTAGTTTGATGTAATCATTCATTTTCGCTATCTTCCTCCTCCTCGTTAGCTTTTACAAATGCGTATGTGACGTAGTCTGGATGGTGATCAGCATGGTAAAACCACGGAACAGGGCATTGATTCAACCATTCGTAGAATTCTTTAGGCATAAGTCTTCATCCTCCGTTGCAACATTTGGTAAAGTTTCAATGTGACTTGAGTATCTTGAATGCAATACGACAGCATCTCAGGTGTATACCTATCCCATGCACCTTCGTGTGTTCCATAGTCACCCTTAAAGCATTTGAGGCGATAACCCCAGGCTAGTAATGAATGGCGTCCATATAGCCGCTGAGGCATTCCTTCTGGTCTACGTTCATAATCTCTATCAATGATATTTGGGTAATAAAGTCTGCTTAAAATGAGTGTATCTATGAGATCTCCTTGGAAATCAAAGTCTGGATACTGCTCCTTCAGTAGAGGTAGGTCAAATCCGATTATGTTGTGACCAATGAGTGTATCAGCACGTTCTAATTGTTTTACACCTTGAATGATTGCTCGTTCAGGGTCACAGTCAAATACGTGAGGTTCACTATCTTCGACAGCATCTCGCATTACTATGCAGTGAATTGTTGAACCACAGCGCAGTAAGCCTGTAGTTTCTAAGTCAAACAATAGTGTCTTCATTGGTTTCGTCCTGGATATCATTTGCATCCTGCGGGTCAAACTCGTCTGGTTTGAACGGATTCGCGTTGGTAAAGTGGTCGTCATTAATCTCCTTAGATCGTGAGTGTTTGTTTACAGAAAATCGTTGGTCATCATCTTCGAACATTGGTTCTATAGCCATTGATAATTCTCTTGCTAATCGAGCAGCTCTTCTGAATTCATCCTTGTAATATGTTTCCCATTCGTGAGCTAATACAATCATCTTCCGGATACCCATTAAGTAACACTGGAAAACCGATGCACTAAATGGATAACGTGTTGAATAGATGACAGCTCCTGTTAATGGAGTACCACGTTTAGACGCGGTAGCTATTGCATAACATAAGCAATCAACTTCAACCTTTGAGGCTGTAAGTACACTGCGACCGTCACCAACTATTTCACGATCACGTACAACAATACAACCGCCTGGAGACGTTGGATGACTTGAAGCTTTGGCTACAACCTTAGCTATATCCATAAAATACTGTTCTTTATTTTTAATGTAGGTGGGATCACCTTTTGGACTAGGCATACGTCACATATAAGCTTATTTATTCCTATATTAGGTATTGAAACATATAAGTGCGACTACAAACATTATGGATAAATCCAAAGACCGCTGGAAAGCTATTCCTCACGAGAAGGATTGGGATGACATCAATAAAGAGTTTCATTTGGAAGATTGTGATTGGGATAGTCCAAGTTCAGATTCAACTGATTATTACAAGAGGGATAAGGTCAGACTTAGTGAGTTTGGAAAAAAGTCTGGTCTAGTTACTTTAGGTAAGGTTTTTGGAAGAACTAATACTGAAGCAACTGATAATGTAAATAATCCTCCTCATTATCAGCAAGGTTCACAAGAGGTGATTGATATTATTGAAGGGGCTATTGTTCATGCACCTGACCCAGTAACAGGTATGTTGCAAGCTCAGGCATTGAAGTATTTATTGCGAATGTGGCATAAAGCAGATCCATCAGAAGATGCAAAAAAAGCTCAATGGTATTTAAATCGTATGGTAACTCAATTATAAAAATGGACACTCAAGGCATCTCATCCAAGAAATTAGAACCAAATGAACTCAGCTTCTGTGCTGATTCAACTGATCCAGAATTAATACCGTACAAACCCTTTACACGTAATGTGTTCAGTGATAAAGAACGTGATGAATTAAAAGGCATGATTAGAGAAGTATTAATGGAAATTGAGAACTTACGTTGGAAGCGGAAACCACTCACCAGTGAGTGAATCCATCATTTGATTACGGTCTTCATAGATGAAATACATCCGTCCATTACGGCGGATGATTCTTTCTTCTGTGTATCTGTTGCCAAAAGGATCACCAAAACCTTCAACAATTTCAGGCAATCCCCATTCAACGTCATAACCAGTTAGTACAGCTTCATTTACATCATTGCTTTCCATAATCGTATATGATAGTTAAACAAGAGAAAAGAATCTCCTGTGCCTTGGTATAGGCACTGAAAGGTGCCTTAACATCGCTTAAAGAATAGATAATTCTGTCTTAATTGAAGGATCTCATGATCCTGTATGTGAGGAAGCAGAGCATCATAGGTAGTTGGATTATCATGGATCAAGTGCTTAAAATAGACAGATATACCATTAGTTAGTTCCTTGTCAAACGGTACGTACCAAGCATATACTTGAAAACATTCCCAAGGTTCCAGATCTTGAGACACCCAACTGTTCAGTTCCTCCAGGCGCTGAGCAGTTTTTATTATGTGTGCCTCTTGTGCTTCTGTTTCTGGCATAGTAAGCAATTCGTTACGATACAACAGTGCATGTTTCCACATTAATGTTCCGTCTTTATGTATTAGACGGCAGGGATGCACCAGTGTTCCAGACGGTAGCTTGTAGAAATGTTCCTTCGCAATATGCTTAGACATTAGATATTACCTTTATTATCTTGGTAATATTCCAAATCTTTGAACCAGCTGTCACCAGCAAATTCATTGTATATAATTCGTCCTATGTCACGGAACGTGCTGTAGAACAAACTGACCTTATCGATGTTAGAGATTGATACATCAGTAGGAGGGCCATAGATAACTGCATTCCACGTAGATGGGCACACAGATTCAAAGCCTTTGGCTGTAGCTCTGAGCTGCTTGATACGTTTAAATGGTATGCAGATTGGATAATCCCATACAACAGGAGCAGCTCTCAGTATCTCTGATGCACTGGTAAAGAACATAAATGAATTGATATGACCATTCCTATATTCATTGACAGTTTTGTTAAACCAGATTCGGCTATTACGAACAGCACCCTTAGGTGATACCCATACGTTGCCATGCCAGTGTTCTTGTAGCGGATTCACTTCAATAGATGGAACAGCAGTGGCTTCCACCAATGCTTGTTGTACAGGATCAGATGTTGGGTCGTAGTCAATACCACCCATAACTATCCGTGCTCTATCAATAAGTTGCGGTGTTGGGTAGAGAGGTAGTTTTAATCCCTCCGCTTTCAGCTTATTCGCTAAATTCTGCCGCGAGCGCTCGGAGGCATTCTTGGCTCCCACCTGCTTCGACACTAAATGTTCTTGTTCCAGCATCACTAATCAAGGTTATAAGGACGTTTGTAGACCAGTCATTGTCATCAATTTGTTCCATTAGCTGACGAAGGAACTTGAGTGAATCCTCATCTTCCAATCGTTCTGCTGTGGCAATGTCTTTTTGAACATCATCTCCAGACATATAAATCGAACTATCATTAACTAAGTTAATAACTAATGTGCCAGCCCCTGTTGATTCAACACCACTCATAGCGATGTTGATTAAATCAGTAAGAATTAATTCAGCAGTAGCTGTCATGAACTTCTGTTCTTGACTCTTTTCATCACCAAATTTTTCAGACTTGATTAGAGATTGTAATAAATCGGTTCGACGTGACATAATATTAATGACTATTGATTAAAGATAGTTGTTATTGCAAACGAATGTGAGGTTAATACTCATCATCGTTCTGCAGTTCGATGTTGTCAGCAGCATCTCCGTTGTCATCTGGTGCTCGATAAAGACCAGGTTCATCGGGTTCTGTCTGAGTTATATGCTGTCCATTTAACAAATCTGTAATGACGGCTTCAAATCGTTCTGTAAATCCTGTATTAGGATTTAGTAGTAATTCAGCACATGCATCGATCTCTTCTGAAGCGTCGATACGTTCAGATTCCTTCATGTGCTGCTCCATTATATACTCAGCCACTGCCTGTTTAAGAGAGTGGATTTGACAAGA